TGGGAGAGAGGGAGCAAGTTCCACATGGATTGGCCGAGGGAATGTCCGACTGAAAACTCAGTCAAGTAGCTGACAAGCTTGTCCGAGATGGAGCTGTCATCTATGGCCATGGCTAGTTTCGTGAACAGAGCGAGGGGTGAGCGGCAGGCTCCGGAAGGGCCGACGAAGTAGCCGCAGAAGAGGGCGTACTTGTCTATCTCAATCTTGAAGCGGAGGGAGAGAAGGGGTTGGATGGAGGGCCAGGCTTGGTTGAGGGGGGGAATGGAGTCGATGAGAGAATCGTCGCCGCTGACCATTACGGCTTCAGAAGTGATGTTGTACTGGGTGAAGAGGACGGCGAGATTGTAATCGGTGTTATCATCATAGGTGCCAGGCTCTCCGGTGAGGCGCATGCAGGTGAGGGGTCCGAATTGGGTATCAACGTTAGTTTTCAAGTGGACGTGGAGGTCGATGAGGGCTTGGGGAATGGAGAGGCGGTGCATTTTGAGGCGTTCGAGAACGACGGCCTCACCATGTTGGGATTGATCGAAAGCTGTGTAGTCGTTGGCGAGGTGTGGTTGGTCGGTGAGATGATCTTGGCACCACTGTGAAAGTTCGAAGGGTGTGTGCCCAGCGTGGACGTAGATGTTGGATGGGCGATCCTGATTGTCAAAGATGCGTTGATATTTCTTAACTGGCCCCAAGAGGAGGATGACGGCGTCATGCATGAGGGCGAGAGTCTGGCAGGCCTTCCAATTCCCGAAGATGGAGTTGTCGTTTGTTTTGTGTTGAGTCTTGGAAAAAATGCGGACTGCTGACCAGCGCCAGTCTGGGTCCGAGCGACTTGCGTTTGCCATGATTACAGATTGGGTCTTAGAAGATAGCTGGCAAAACTCGTTGGCGTTGATGCATTCGATGAAAAGGGCCTCGTCAAAAGGGATCTCGGCTAGTGGGGAACGGTGGTAAGCCCGGCACAGAGACTGGAAAAGGACGGCCCCAAGAATCTCATCTTTTGGGGAGATGGAGTATGGGGCGGGGGAAGGTCGGAAGCGTAGGCGTTTGGGAATGGATGCTGGCAGGAGGGTTGGGTCAGACTTCTCGGAGTGGATGGCAGAGGCGATGGAAAAGGGGAGGGCGGAGATTTCGAATGGCTGGTTGAGCAGAGGGAACTGGTTGCTGGAC